CCTGTTGTTTCATTCATAAGAGTTCCTTGCAGACACTCCACACCATACGAGCGGATATACCCAACAGGCTCCTGCTCGCTCAATTCCCGCAGCACTTCATCGCGCCCAGCTTGCTTGCCTTGCTCGTAGCCTTCTTGCTTCGCGGCGGAGATAGCAGCATCAGTGTAAGCATCCAGCCTTGCTGCGGCAGGGAACTCTATTGAATAATCTGAATCTCCAAGAACGCCGTGTTCAATAGCGCCATGCTCTATTGCTAATTTGATAGTATCAATTTTCATTTTCAGCTCGCCTCTGTTGGTATCACTTCACGCGCAATACTTTCAAGCAATTCAACATCAAATTGAGTAACATTAGCCACGCAGTGCGGATGGCAATTTTCTTTCATCCACAACATAAGCGGGAGAGGTGCTACATACATTTCTTCAGATTGTTTTTTGGTAAGTATCATCTCACTTAGCTCCGGTTAACATGGCTTTGAACAAATCATTGATGCACCAAGCAGTCCCTTTCCCAGCCAAATGAGACATTCCAGCTTCATACATTGCATCAGTTGGATTTGATAATTCATTCATAAGCGCTCTACGCGCTTCTTGCTTCGCGGCGGAGAGTTGGGATGTGAGTTCTTCTTCCCCGCATATCTCTGCATAAGCTGGCGTAGCGCCATTGATGCGCGCGAATCTAGCCTGCTGCTCCGCCAACTTCCTGCGCAGTCCTGCGTTATCTGCCTTCAGATCGCGCTCTGCATCATCTTGCATATCTCCAATCGCACTCATTACTTATCTTCTTTAGCGCGTAGTTCGGATGCCGCAAAAGTCTCTATATGCGGAAGAACAACTGTTTCATATGCTTCGCATTCAATCATGCATGCCAGGAATGATTTAAGTCGGTCTATGGTTTTTGTCCTATCCTCTCTTAGTGCGGAGATGGATGGGTGTAGCTGGACGGCTTCATAAGCTGTGCAATACGAACCGTGCCTATCGTGCTGACCAGTGTATTTATTCAATGCCTCCCGCAGCTGCTCCACAACTAGCTCTGTTGCGGCGAGTTGTTGCTTGAGTTCTTCGATGGTCTTGTGCATGGCTACTATTTGCTTATCATCTGCGGTTAGCTGTGCGTGCAGCCCTTCGACTGTCTTGTTGGCTTCTTCCGCGCCTTCCTTGCGGTAGTGGTCGGCGAAGGCTTGGAGCGCATCTTCTGTGAAAGCAATAGAGCCATCTGATAGATACGTTGCGAGGTCATTTGCAACTTCCATAATGTCTGTCATGTTCAATCCTTCGCGTTATCAGGGTGGGCGTAAATCGGCTCATACTCCGATAAATTTTCAGTGGTACGAACTTTTCCTGCTATGACTGGCAGAAATTCAGGGAAATCGCCTACTCGATATTTGACATATGCAACCGGCTTCGCTTCCTTGTACTTGGCAAGCTCTGCTTCCAATTCTGCAACGCGAGCATTCAACATACGTTCTGCATCACAGCAATCGTTATAATGACGTTCTGTTTCTTCAAGACTAACAATCCGTTCCTGCAACTCAGCCTCGCGCTTTTAGGATTCAGTTAAAGCCTCACACAACTTAATCTCTGCTTCTTTTAGGCGATTGCGCTCTTGCTCACCTTGAGCAATTGCGGCTTGCCATACTGGAAATTTATTTGCCAGCGCGCCTGCGCTTGGATAGTTTGAATATTTCAACGAATACCATTTAATGAATCCCAATCGAATATTCTCTTCGTTCTGTGCGGTCATAACTTGCCTTTCATAATCAGATAACAGATCATTCCGCATACTGCGACAACTGCTATCGCTCCAATCAGATTATTGATATTTGCTTCTGTCATTCCAATCTCCCAGTAATATCAATTTTAACTCCACAAGCAATCATCGCTACAACAGGCTCTTGTTGAGCTGCATTAATCCAGCATTTCAAATCAAACTCTTTATCGTTTCCATTTGAGAAAAGAAGCAAGTCCATATTCAACTTAACTGGAATCTTCTGTTCAAGTCCGTTGTGCGAGATGGTGAATGTGATGATGGCGTTGGTCATTTTGGAGCCTCCGGCAATGGCATCCAGTGAGTAGGATTGCAGTTATAACCATTCTCTTGCCACAGTCCTTTGCCTTTTTGAGTGTATGAAAATGACCCGATAACTGTACGTCCACCAAGCCACAATAACAAATATGGACTTGTGTTGCGATACCAGCTCTCTTTGTCAAATTCTTTGATTGGCGCTGTTTCAATCGGTTGCCATTCCATTTCAATCTCCTAGTTCGTTTAGATGGCTAATCATTTGCCCATTTATCTGCTTCATTTTTCATTTGTTCAAGATTTCTAGCAACCATTGATGCGAACGAAATGAAAAATCCTGATTGAGTTTGAATTCTTGCTCCATCAGCCGCCCATCGCATATTTTTACTGCGCAGTTGTTGTTCGGCTTGTTTTTCTGTGAAGCCGCACGATAGCAACAGTGCTGCACAATTTATCCATTGCTTTCCATAACGGTCTGCGCTGTAAGCATCGGAAGTTGCCGTTGCCAATTTTTTTGCTTCATCAATTAGTGCCATTTCGTTCTCCTTGTTCGTTGTTGATGTACGAACTATAAACAAGAACTATTAAAAACAATAATGAGTAATTTCAATCCTCCGGCACTCTATTATGAATTTTCAGCTTCCTTCGATTATCTCGCTGATATTCTCTATTACATTCAGTGCATAACGTACCAAGCACCTTTCCGCTTTTGGTTACATGGCGAGGTCTTCCGCACCCTTTAGAGCATGGCTCGTTAGCGTTTTTGGATAGTGAGGTTAGGTAGTTTTGGTATTTGGTCATTTCGTCCGCCAATCCTCTGCAATAGATAGCCGAATCAATGTATTTGCATCATCATCAGAAATATCTACACCTTCATCCCATCCATAGTGTGTTACTCCATAGTAAGCATCAGAATAATTTGCATCCTCATCGTTGAACTCACCACGAAGACGCGACATTTTTTCTAAATACGTTTCAGTTCCAATAACATTGTAATCTGAATCGTAAATGCTGAATGGCTCGTCTGCGTCCTCGCTTTTATCTTTCCATGCTCCATATGTGTATTTTCCGTCAGTTGCATCTATATGCTCTAGAATCTCTGATTCGTTATCAGCAATTACATACAACTTAATAACCTCAACACAATCTTTTGGTGCGCAATGACGAAGCAAAATCTTATGGAGTTTCATAGCTTTTCCTTTTCGTGAAATAGTTAAATTGATTTCCAAAATTTATGTGGTTGTCCATGAATAGACTTAACCACCATTTTCCTTGATACGAGGATGTGAAGATAATCCCTCACGGTATCGCGTTTAAACGTATTCCCAAGGCTTCTAACATGCTCTGTAAGCTCTTTTACGCTCCATGCCTTAGTACCCATAACCTCGAACAGTTTTAGTACACTAGCGTCCGTTCTGCTCTGTGCTTTGTTCTTTAACTGAACAGGAACTTGTTTAGTGGTTGTAGTCGCCCAACTACTGTAACCAGCACAGAGTTGGGCTACTGGGTCAAAATGCGGTAGTTGTGAAAGCGTACCGCGAGTGATGATCTGTTGTGGTTGCATGGTCAGAAAGGCGAGTCTTGGAAGTCGTCAAACGCACCTTTAGATTGCGGCTTTGCTGGAGCGATATGTTCTTTTTCCTTTGGAACATATAACCCTGCCCACCCAGTCCATCCAACAGGGATAGACTCAATATTGATGCTCATTCCCTTGTCGCTTTCGATAACTGAGCCGATATTCAAATACCGCTTCTTTGTTTCGCCTTGCTTGTTTGTGTACTCACCGACTGTTGCGATTACGTCATATACTTTTGCCATGCTTTATTACTCCTTTGGTTTAACTGCTTTGATTCCTGAACGGGTCTTGCTATCCAACTTATCCCATACCCAAGTCTTTTCGTCAGCATCCATCTTTTGAGTAGGTATGAAAGCCGCGATTGCTTCATAGTCACTTTCAAGGCCAAGGATGGTATCTAGGATGCCTTGAAGATGTTGTAATTCTTCCGCATCAGGCTTGAAGTCTTGATTGTCTGTAGGCTTGTGCTTTGCGCCTTGAATATCTTTACTTGCAGCATTTCCATCATCATCCTCTGGTGCGATTCCACAGGCCGCCATGAGGCTATAGCGCCTTGCATACGTGAGAGCCGAACCATACCCTTGCGCGTCCATTTTAGAGGCTGGAACGTGCAATTTTCCGCACTTCATTGACTCGCCGGATTCGTGGATAAAAACAGTCTCCACGATCACCCCGTTTTCGCATTCAGAGGTTTCCTGAATCAGAGCGATTCCGTTGTCATTCAATGCGTCTATCACTGCTTCCACACATCCGTCCAGCCCCACATAGCGGCTCTTGAAATGCGGATTTACGCTCGACTTCAATGCTGGATTGAATGCTTTTTGTGCTTTCACGAATGCTGCGTAGATTTGCTTCATGTTCATATTCCTCTTGTTGTCCTACTTGTTGAAACCATTGTAGTTGGTTCATGAATGTATGTTATTTCCCGTCATCATCAAACCATACTGTCACAATCGACAATGGAGGAACAACTAAACCTGTGCCATGTAACAACTCGCATTTGTAGTTCGATTCAAAGTCGCACGATGCGAGCTTTACAGCGTTCCAAACCCATCCGCCAATGCAAAATACTAAAACAATCAGCACCAACAATTCAACAACAGTAAAACCTTTCTGCTTTTTCATTTCATTTCCTTTCAGTAAATTCACCACGTTTCATTTGACAATAGTTGCCCAGCCCCTCAATTACCACACACAGTAGTAACTGAAACCTTTACCAGACTTCCCTGCTTGTTAGCTATCGGCTGGGAGAAGCCGCCACCCCACCGTTCATTCGAGAGAATCAGTTTGCACCGATTAACCGTTATATCCATATTGGCTGCCGTGGTCGCATTGCGTGTATTGCTGGGTATCACCCAAGTCTGTATATCCTTTTCAGGGGAGCGGGCTTCCTCCGGCCTAATGCAGTTTTCTTTCCGGCAGCCCCACATAATGAACGGCTCTCTAATGTCGCTGGAAGTGCGGCATCTATGGACGAAAAAAAGCCCGAATTAGAAAGAGTCCGGTTGAACTGTCCTGCAAGGCGGAATTTGGTTAGTGCCACTTGTGCCTTACGGAACACCAGACCCTTACTGATACGGGCTTGTGGGACACTAACCATAATTACCGCACTCGCTGGCCGTTCAAAGCCATAGAATGCGCTGCTATTGTGCATCATTTTTGCCATTTCGTGCAAGTCCTTTCTTTAACTTTCTGAAGCATGACCATCTATTGGCGTAACCGTTATCAGACATCCATATAAGCAATCTCATCTGATGTACTGGATTCTTCCATCGGAGGCGCGGCATCTTGGCCTTCTTCTTCATTTCGTTGAACGTCGCTTCCTGGAACTGAGCAATCCCTACACTTACACCATCATCGCCCGCAGCGTCATATCGTCCGCTAGATTCGCATTCGATAATATCAACCATTAGCTTTGCATCCATCGCATTAACTGATGGTATGTAGAGCAATAGAAGGATTGCGATAATTCTCACTTCAAAACTCCGCGCCATTCAACTTTATCTTGAGTATGGTCATATCCCCCATGTCGTTTGTTCATCATGCAGATAGTAAAATCACTGCTAGAATAAGACCACTTTTTACCATCCCACCATGCATAGTAATCTGGCAAGTCATAGAAGTTATTGTACTTGTACCAATTGCGCTGATACCATCCAATATGCTTTGGTTTTGTTTTCCCATCATGCCACTGAGACAGTTTAAGTTTTTTCATATCGAACTCACAATGTAAAAAGCAATCAAAGCAGAGAACGTACTCAATGCCAATCCACAAATAACGCCATCCTTGAATCCTGTTCTATGCGTCCACCAGTGGATATCATCAAACCACTGATAGATACGGTTTCGGCGTGAGCGGCGGTTAAAGGTTGTCATTTTGTCTCCAGTGCTTTGCCAAGATTCACATACGCGTGGTTGTGTTTGCACAATGGCGCAAGATGTCTCCTGAAATACTCGGCTTCCTCGCGCATAAGCTCTACCATTACTGTCTTTGGCTTGGGTGGGTTCCATGACATATCAGAAAGCCATCCACCGATGGAGCCGTGTACAGCATCGTTCCACAAGCATAGTTCATCATTTACACACGTCTTTCGTGCTACTGTGAACTTGAAACCATTAGGAACATTCCACAACTCATCCCCGACGAACACAGGCTTGCCTTCTACTACTGCTAGAGGGAATTCGTAATTACATGGTGGGTCTTCAAATTTTCTTGAATAAAGAGTATGCACTACTTTATTAACTGAATTTCTTCCTATTGGCTCAATACCAGCGGCTTCCTGCATTTTAATACTTTCACCTGCTGCAATAAGCAAATCAGCCCTCGATTGATATTTCATACCATTCCCTTTCCTTTGCAATTCCTGCAAGTAGTTCCTTCGTATTGACCTTCTCCGCTACCGTTACAGCTAGAGCAGATATTGTCGCTAGTTATTTTCAATTTCTTTAATCAGCGCACAAGCTGCATCCTCAAGCTGACTAGCGCACCCCGTAAGCGTAGAAACTCGCTCGATCAGTTCATTGACAACCCACAAGCATTCTTGCAAATCTGCGTCTTTGATAAACGCACCTGCACACATCATATCGTCGCGGCGAGCTTTGCGGTTAGATTCCGCAAGCTCATAACGTGCTTGTTGGATTGATTGGATTTCTTCTGATAGTGGCATTTCAATCTCCGATTACGCAATAGAGTTAATTACATAATCACTCAATTTTTGGATTTGCCAATCAGACCTATCGAATACATAATTATTTTCTTTACCGTGAACATAGCCTTTAATCTTTTTCGCCACAATCTTATGGCTGTCCGATGCTATGCATTCAAAAATTGAATCAAGATAACTACGGTCTCCACGATTATTTCTCACGCCGAATTTATCTCCGCAAGAAGGAAATACTGTTGAGCATTTGCAATTTTTGCGCACGTAAACCACACCATTCATAACAATTTCATTTTCCATTTCAATCTCCATGTTAAAGTAATTAGCAGTAGTGAAGGTGGCTATCATCTAGCTTGCGTTTTTCGGATGCGAACCCTACTTTTCGCGTATGCAGGTAACTCAATATTTGGTGTTTGAGCGTTTCGCTACACTCGCAACCTTTAGCTCTAAAAGGCAATATCGAAGTCTGCCGCTTCACCTTCATGCTGCTAACTACTACAAATTATGGATGCTGGCGATGGCGCTGATCTCCAATGTGAGCCAACCTTAAACTAACTAATCACCCACTGCGCCAGCATTTACAACATGCGCTCTTGTTAGCCCGCTAGAATCTCGTCGCCAGATCACGCATTTACTGCACACAACAAAGATACTTCGAATCTACCTCTACTGCTACAGCTACAGCTTTCCGGTTTTACGGGATTCGGCATAGTCCCCGATACTCACGCTCCGTCTGTGCGTACTCCACATTTGCGCTTTACCCTTGCTTCCTCCAGTTACTTTAGCGTTAGCATTGTTCGCTGGATTGGTTGCCACTTTATAGAACTTGTGATGATGCGTCAAGCTCTTTTTAATCTTTCTGCCAATTTCTTTTGTTCTAACAAATTATCCAATATGTTATACTACGCGCACATAAAGGAGGTAAATATGGAATGGAAACCGATTGATACTGCCCCGAAGGATTTAAGAGTCCTGATTGGAAGAGTTGGGCATCCTTGGGTATTTTCAGCGCAGTGGAATGAGAGATATAAACATTGGTCGATAGGTACAAGCGCAATGGATTTCTTCGCAAGCCCTACTCATTGGATGAATCAGCCTCAACCACCACAAACTAAAGGTTAAAACATGCTGCAACAAATGATTATAGAAGTAAGCAAAGTAATGACCCAGCAAGATATTGCGAAGAGTATCGGCCCTGGAATCTACCAGCACACCATAAGCCGAATCATCCACGGAGGTCAGAAGTCAATCAATCTAGCCTCTTGGGAGAAGTTGAAGAAGCTGCATAGGAAGGTGATGAAGAAAAAGAGCCAATAAAATGCTTACATCAGAGAAATACGCGAACAGGAAATTTGCTGGATTTAACACTATTACATTCACTAACCGTGAAGATTGTAAACACTTGAACGGATGGTATGTACATATTGATGTTACATACCTTTGGTTCTTTACAGTTAAGAAGAGGATTTTTGTTTGTAGTGATTGCGGATATGGAACTAATGCTTGATAGTTGACATATCTAGTTAGTTGTAAGATACTTCGATTGTCTATTGTCCGATAGATGATTATGAATGAAGTCCTCTACGTTGAGGGCTGCTTTGTGTACCGTGGGGAATTCATTCACCCCCATTGTAGGCCGGACAGCCCAGCTCTCAACATAGGGGATTTTTTCATGGCCAATAGTAAATTCGCAACACCTCTCCGCATCTCCAAGATGATTCCAATGGTATTACCGCAATACAAACGAGAAGCAATTCTAGCTCTTTGTGCTGAACTTAAAAAAGCACTCGGTAGCTGAGTATGCACTTCTACGACTTCAACATAGGCGACTACGCCAAGAAGACAAGTCACCTCACAAACGGCGAGGATTTGGCATATAGACGCGCTCTTGATGTGTACTATGACACTGAGCAACCATTCGATCTAAGCGGTGGGTTAGCGACACTTAGCCGTAGGTTACGGGTTGACGAAAAAGATCTGAAAAACGTCATTGATGAGTTCTTTCCTGATGGCAGAAACAAGCACGCCGATGAGAAAATCGCAGCATATTACGCATTCTTGGAACGGCAAAAAGCTAATGGTAAGCTCGGAGGAAGGCCAAAGCATAAGGATTTAAAACCCAGTGCTAACCCAGTGGTTAGCCAAAATAACCCAGTGCCTAGCCAACCACTACCCACTAAGCCACTACCCACTAACCAAATAAATACAGAGCCGACTTCTGGCGAAGTCGAGCCATTTACTGGAACTTATAAAAAAGCAGTAAACATTAAAACATTCCTTGAAGACTGCGAAAAGAACAACGTAAAAAGAATCCCTGAGACTGACCCTGTTTTTGATTTTGCAGAATCAAACAAAATTCCGATGGATATGATTAAGGTTTGCTGGTGGAAATTCGTTAGAGACCATTCGGAAAAAAAGAAACGGTATCAGGATTGGAGAGCCGCATTCAGAAATTGCGTAAGGGATAGCTGGTATTCATTCTGGATTATTGAGGCAGATGGAACCGTAAAAGAAACTACAAAATTTAGGGCTGCAAAAAACGAAATGGCTTCTGTAAAGGAAAACGCAAATGCAGAATGAACAAAGTGTATTGGGTGCGCTACTAATCCAGTCCGACAGAATGGACGATATAGACCTGACTGCTGACGATTTTGTATCTTCCGCACACCAGGATATTTTCACGGCGATCTGCAAGCTTCACGCAAAAGGGAAACCTGTAGATGTAATTACCGTATCCGAGGTTCTTGATATTGATGGGAAGCTAAACTATGTCGGAGGTATGGCTTATCTAGGTTCGATTTACTCAGGTACTCCATCGGCAGCAAACATTAAATCTTATGCAGGAATCGTAAAGAATAATTCAATTCTTCGTTCGCTCAAGGAAATCAGTGTAGATATTCACAGCAAGGCAGAGTTGAAGGTAAACCCTGCGGAGATTGCAGAACAGGCCGAGTCGCAGATTTTCGAGCTAATGACTAAGCGAGACACACGCGAACCTGTAATGCTTTCTGACGCTCTTGAAGAAGCGATACTTCACGTTGAGCAACGATATTCAGGGGCGGCTATAGCGATGCCTACAGGACTTGCAGACTTGGATAAGGAGTTGGGTGGAGGATTCCACAAAGGCAGCCTAAACATCCTTGCAGCGCGTCCTAAGATGGGGAAAACGGCACTGGCCTGCACTATGGCCGTTACTGCTGCAAAAGCTGGAGGGGTTATCTATTTTGCCAGCCTTGAAATGCCTCGCAGGGAAATAGCCAATAGGATGATAGCAATTACCTCTGGACATCCTACAGATTCAGTTATGGAAAATCCTACAGCAATGGACGCGGTGACTGTAGCGATTGATAAGCTGAAAAAGTTAAAAATCATCATTGATGATGAGGCTGGGATAACGATTGGTAAACTCAGATCGCGGGTTAGGAAGACACAGCGCAAGCACGGGTTGAGCATGGTTGTAGTGGACTATCTACAGCTTATGCGCGGCGAAGGTAACAACAGGGAGCAAGAGATTGCAGGAATTAGTAGAGGGCTTAAAGGATTGTCTAAAGAACTTGATTGCCCTGTGTTGTGCTTGGCTCAAGTAAACCGAGATTGCGAGGCAAGAATGGACAAGAGGCCATTTATGTCTGACCTTCGAGAATCAGGCGCTATTGAACAGGACGCCGACTTGGTTATGATGATTTACCGAGACGAAGTTTACAACAAAGACACTGACATGAAAGGAATCGCAGAGGTATTGATTCGAGCAAACCGTCATGGAGGATGCGCTGATATTTGTTGCGGATTTGACGGTCGGATTACTCGATTTAACAATTTGGATGAACATTGGCAAAGGCCACAACCAGCAGAAAAGAAAGGCAGGGGATTATGAATTATCTGGACGAAGTTGAAAAAATGCTTATTTCATTGCGAAGCGATTACGTGCGAACAAAATATTAACACGGTATTTTGATGTCGGCACTACAATTTATCGAAAGTAATCCGCCAGAAACACCTGCTGAATACGCCGTAATGAGAGACATTGCAAGAAAGGCAATCAATGAGTGCGATTGAACGGCTTAAAGCAAATTCAGATAGAGCAAAAGTTAACGCATGGCTTGATAGTATCGGAGAATTCGACGAATCCTGCCGCAATGAAGTCTTAGAACTTTGCTCTAAAGACATTGAATACCGTAAATCAATCCTGAAAAACATAAATGACAACACTTAAACAGACTTTGATTATAAACATCCTAGCAGAATTGAACATGGCAAAGGCTAAACGCTCTGCTTTGGTTAGATCAGACTTAGCGACTGACCGGATAGATTCTAGGATTGCGTATTTAGAAAATAAGTTGGGAGAGATTGAAAAAGAGCAGCAAGTAAATAGGAATTGTGATAGGATTAAACAATGAAGACATGTTACAGTTGCCAATACAGCGCATCCTCCACAAAGACATTAAACGGAGAGCTTGTGCCTATTTTAATCTGCGCCGAGGATGAATATAACTTGCATGAGACTGTGAAGGTATGTGAGAAATATATTCGGTGCAGTGGATGCGATGAACATGATTAAAGAAACTATAGGAAATGCCACTCTTTACTGCGCAGATTGTAGAAATTTAGAATTGAGCGCAGACGTATTTATTAGTGACCCACCTTACGGTATTGGGTTCAAGTATGACGGTGAATACGCAGACAATGGTGGAAATGAATATACGGAATTGCTAAAAGTGTTCTGCGGAAAACAATCAATACTTCTTCAGTATCCAGAAGAAACTATGAGATATTTTGTCCCATTATTTGGTGTTCCTGATGATTGCGTGGCATGGTGCTATAACTCAAACACAAATAGACAGTTTAGATTGTGGAGTTTCTTTGGATTAAAGCCTGATTTTAATGCGTATAAGGTAAAACCAAAAAACCCAACAGATAAAAGGGTTGCCGAAAGCGTAAGGTCGTACGATTGGTTTGATGATTTACAACAAGTGAAAAATGTATCAGAAGAAAAAACAGAACACCCATGCCAAATATCTGTAGCACAAATGGAGCGGATTGTTCTTTTGAGCAAACAAAAAATAGTTTGTGACCCATTCATGGGAAGCGGTAGTACAGGAGTAGCCTGTGCAAAACACGGTATAGATTTTATTGGAGTTGAAAGAGAACAAAAATACTTTGATATAGCTTGCGAAAGGATTTACAGAGAGCAATCTCAACAAAGGTTATTCGCATGAAGTCAATTAGAATAACTCCACAAAGCCTCAAAACAGCTCAGGACGCATTATCTAAGCTCCCTTGCGATGGTAGTATGGAAATCGTAATCAGAGAGTACAAGAAGCAGCGCAGACTTGAGGCTAACAGCTACTATTGGCTAAGACTTTCAGAGATTGCAGATCAGGCAAAGGTGCTAGAACAAAAGTACAGCGCCGAATCATGGCATGAACTGTTGAAACAGATACTACTACCAGAAACCGAGCAGGAAGGCGTTACGCTTGCCGGATATGTGAAATGGATAGATGTGCCAAACGGAGGACGTTCGCTTGTTGGCAGCACCTCAAAACTAACCGTAAGAGGGTTTAACGATTATGTGACACAAGTTGAGGCGTTTGCGGTGACTGAGTTGGGGATTAAATTTACTAGCGATAGATCGGAGTGAAAATGTATTGTACGCCAAGCGAAATACGGACTGCAAAAAAGGTACACCAATGCACAAACTGCTGCGAGGAAATCATTATTGGCGAAAAATATGTGCGCTGGATGAGCGTTGATGATGGCAAAGGATTCGCCAACAAGATGCACCAAGAATGTATCGAATCATTGATAGATGAAAATGGTGCTGGATTTTGGGAATATTCGCCATTTGGTGGGGAACGCCCCAAAGCTATTAAATGAACTGCTCAGAATGCAAGCAATGGAAGCATGACGAAAAAGACCGACAGGATGCAGGAATGGTTTTGCACAACTATAAACCATGCACCCTAATGCCTTATGGAACCTTCACGCATAAAACAGCGAAGTGTGAGAAATATGCTAAAGCCGCTCAAGCAAAAGAAGTGTAAGACTTGCGGAATGAAATTCACGCCAGCCAAGCCACTACAGAGCCGTTGTAGCATCGAATGCGCCATTGAGTATGCAAAGGTATCAAGAACAAAGAAAGACCGCGCAGAACTGCGTGTAGCGAAAGAAAGATTGAAAAGCCGTGGAGATTGGGCAAGAGAAGCGCAAATTGCATTCAATGCGTGGATTAGGGCTAGGGACGATGAAAAGCCGTGCATCTCTTGTGGAAGCCATACAGGCAAGAAGAATGCTGGACACTACCGCTCAGTTGGAAGCTGCCCAGAACTCCGTTTTGAAGAGAGCCAAGTACACCTACAATGCGAGAAGTGCAATTCGTACCTTTCAGGAAACCTCATCAATTACCGTATCCAGCTTATTCAACGTGTCGGATTAGAGCGTGTAAATTGGATTGAAGGCCCGCATGAGCCTAAAAAGTACACGCTTGAAGAATTAAAAACCATTAAGCAAACCTATAAAGCCAAGCTCACAGCATTGAAGAATTTAATAGTATATTAATCACAAATAGTATTGACACGCACCCTGTAATAGCCCATACTTCAGCACATGAACTCTGGATTGCTTGACTAAAGAACGAATGTTCTGTACCATGATTGCATCGGCTATTTGCAGTGGCCATACGAAGTGATAACCCAGAGTTATCAGGCATGTAGGGGAGTAATCCCGCCGACTTCGTACGGTACTGCAAACTACATGACCTGAATGCTCTGGGTTTTTGTTTGGCTGATTGCCTAGCAATATGGAAGGGATAACCAGCCGAACGAGTTAGGTAGTAGTGCCGTAAGAACGAGTCCAGACGGCAGCGCGGGTTTAGTTGATAGAACGTGGACGGGATACGATGTAGCTTGTTAAGTCAAGCGTTCTGACCAGAGTTAGAGCATTGTCGCAAGTCTGTCATAGCCGTAAGCGAGGGGTTGGCTCCGTAGAGGAAACTCGTAAGGTAAACGAAAGTTATTAGATTAGCTTTGGGATAGGTTTGCCTTTGCTTCAGGATTTCACCATAGAGGATACTAGCAGAGATATGAAAACAGAATTTGAAAAAGCAAAAGCCAAAGCAGATAGGAGAGGTTACAAATTACCGCCACGCGATGAGACTGTATTTTTAGGTGAGCAATCGTGGATGAACTATTGGGCGCAATGCGAAGAATACGAAAGCAATCCTAATGCTGGCAGGCCGGTAGCTCCACATCGTAGCGCATAGGTCACCGGACGGGCTGGAGTTATGTCTAAAACAAATGGAGATTAAAATGGATGATGTTGACAAATTTCATATTGAGAAAGCAAGGAAGTTTCTTCCTAAGGGCTATGTAATCGTACCAATCGAGCCGACAAAGGAAATGTGTGATGCGGGATATAATGCTTATGGTTCAGCAAAAGAAGAATTGTTTGAACCAATCTACAAAGCAATGATAACCGAGGCACAAAAATGAACAACTGGATTATCTTTGTAAGTGGTGTAGTAATCGGGATATGTCTAAGCGGCTGGCTTTTTGCGATGTGGGAGTTCAGGAAATGAGCGAGATTCTGCTATTCGGTATTTGTTTAGCAGTTATGTGGGTTATTTGTATCTCAATAATCATCTTGTTTGTGAAAGGTGCTAAAAATGGATAAGGTTGACGACTACGCAGAGCCTATACTTCAACTGCAAAGCCTCACAAAGGCACTAGAACGTGCTCTGCTGCACAAAGACAACAATTATGCATTCATGCTATCGACTGAGGCGGTTAATGTGGCTATCAGGCTGCAAAACTGGACGTTTAGGAATATGAAATGAGCGCTAACGATAATCAAGTGGGCGGTACACACTACAAAGACAAAACCATCCAGCCTTGGAATGCTATGGAATCATGGATGAGCCAAGAACAGTTTTATGGCTTTCTTCGTGGAAACGTAATTAAGTACATCGCTAGGGCTAACGATCTTTCCTTGGCTGGTAAGTGCGGGCTTGAGGACTTGAAGAAGGCCAAACATTATCTTGAAAAGCTAATCGAGGTGGCAGAGTGACTTTAGACGATCTTGCGGAGGCAGCAGAGCAACGAGACAGAGATATTTGCCTTCAATACCGAAAGCCGCAACTACCGATTACTGGCTTTTGCCATTGGTGCAGCGAAATGTGTAAAGGCGTATTTTGCTCACCTGAATGTTTAATCGACTGGGAAAAAAGAGAGAGATTTAACAGATAAGTTGTGATAGAATGTAGTTGTTGGTGTTAGTAGCTGCAAGCGCATGACGATGTGTAAAGAAGAGCCGCCCATATCGGGGCGAGGTTGCCAATATCGAATTTGGCCTACACCAACAACTTAAAGGATAAATATGAGACAGCAAATCGACGCAAAAGAGATCGCCCAAGTAACCGCCGCTCTAATGGTAAGTGAAGCAAAGAGCGCAGTTAAATACCTGGATGCTAAAACCATCGTCCGTGCAACGTGGCACAACAAGCCAAACTCCAAGAACAAGCACGAAGAAATGGTTATTACAATCGGTCAGCCTAACTACCGAGAACGTAAATTCATTGCCAAATGTGCATTGGAATGCGTTAAACTGCCGACTAAGCCTGTGCTGAAGGATTGGCCTAAGAAGAAGTAACTCGGAGATAAATATGGGTAATGTAATTGCGTACAACGAGAATTTGACAAAAGCAAAAGCACTAGGTTATTCAGATGCTGCATGCATGGCATGTGGAAATATCTCCACGCCTCAGAGCAAAACGTGCAAAAAGTGTATTGATTCGACTCCTGCATTCACTAAGGCAGTGGAAGAGTTCATTAGTGGTGTAAATAAAAATCCACAATAACAGCGGAGTAGGTCGCCCTTTCTAAGAATAGAAGCCCGCTAGTCTGGACTTAAACGGCATAGCTCGTAAATGCAGGTTCCGCTAAGACATCATTGGCCTGCGCTAACGTAACAAGGTGGCCTGCATAATTCAATACCTTGAAGCTATGCAATAGACTAACTAAAGGAGATAATCATGCCATGTAAGACAAAGAAACCAAAACCGCCGAAGAAGTAACACAATTTATATTTTGTATCAAAAAAACAACACTGTATCAAAAAAACAACATGGCAGCACCTAAAGGAAATCTAAACGCAGCAAAGAGTGGAACATTTGCAGATGCTCTAAGGAAAGTTATTGCCCAAGATGGTGGAAAACGTCTTAGAGCAGCGGCAGAGAAGCTAATGGACTTGGCTTCAGATGGAACACCTTGGGCGGTCAAGGAATTGGCAGACCGTATAGACGGTAAGGCATTCCAGTCGGTTCAGTTAGTAGGAGACTCAGAAAACCCGCTAGAGGTTAAAGTTCGTCATGGCATGGACAAAGACGCTGTAGAGTTACTTTCTAAGATTCGTGGAACTTAAGTCAGTACAAGAGCAAATATGGAGCCTCCAGCTCAAAGAACTCATCCTATTCTGGGATGGGTTAGAAAAACTACATGGTAAGGAAGCAGTAAGGCAGTTGTGCCTAGTTGACCGTTATTATCTGTTGGTAAGGGCAATGAACCGTGCAGACGCTTTGCATCCTTGGCTGCTGGAACGGTGTAGGGAGGTAGAACAGAATCCTGACGATATGCTAGACCTATGGGCGCGTGAGCATTACAAGAGCACCATAATTACCTATGCTGGGGCTATCCAAGAGATTCTGAAGAACCCAGAGGTATCAATCGCTATCTTCTCTCATACTAAGGGTATTGCTCGTAAGTTTTTCCGGCAGATCAAATACGAGCTAGAGAGCAACGAAGTGCTAAAGGCCGCATTCCCTGATGTTCTATACCAAAACCCTCAGAAAGAATCCCCCCGATGGGCGGAAGAGACTGGATTAGTAGTCAAGCGCAAGTCAAACAGTAAGGAAAGCACATTAGAGGCATGGGGTCTGGTTGATGGTCAGCCTACATCGGCACACTTCAAACTCCGTATTTATGATGACGTAGTTTCCCCTGAATCAGTAACCACCCCAGAGCAGATTAACAAGACTACGGCGGCTTGGGAACTATCGGATAACCTTGGGACTGTGGATGGCAGGAAGTGGCACGTAGGTACTAGATACCACTTTGGCGATACGTATAACGCCATTATGGAGAGGGGAGCGTTAAAGCCACGACTACACGCAGCTACAGACAATGGACAGCCAGAAGGCAATCCGGTATTGATGACTTCTGAACAGTGGGAAAACAAGAAGCTAATCCAAGGCCCAGCTACGATTGCTTGCCAGATGCTGCAAAACCCTATAGCAGGTCAACAGGCTATGTTTGACTTGAATGACCTTCAAGAGTACGAGATTAGACCTGCTACGCTTAACGTATATATCCTGGTTGACCCAGCACGTAGCATGAAGAAAGGCTCGGCTAATACTGCTATATCAGTGATCGGTATAGACGCTGGACGTAATAAATTCCTGCTAGATGGTATTAACCATAGGTGCGACCTAAAAGGCAGATGGGAAGCAGTTAAGCAGATTAGAAAAGAGTGGATAAACAAGCAAGGCGTCCAAGGTGTTTGGGTAGGATATGAGGCATTCGGAGCTCAGGCAGACCTAGACTATTTCCACGAGCGGATGGAAGTAGAACAGAATAGCTTCCCTATCGAGGAATTAAAGTGGCCTAGAGATGGCGAAGGGTCAAAGGATGACCGCGTGCAAAGGTTAGGCCCAGACCTGAGAGCGCACAAATTATTCGTGCCTAAGAACACTCCAGATTTGACGAGCGACCAAAAAAGGTGTAAAGATGCAGGCAAGATTTATAGGATAGCCAAACCGATTAAAAAGAAGGACTCGGACGGCAATATATACGACCTTACAACGATGCTAAAGGAGCAAATCATGTTCTATCCGTTCGCACCGTTGAAGGACTTGATTGACGCAACCAGCCGTATCTACGACATGAACCCGCGTCCTCCTGTTATCATTGATGAATCAGAACTAGAGCCAGAGGTTTACGTTGACTAATGAATTGATGTTTAGTGATGAAGAATCGTCATTATGGATTGATAGATTACTAAATACGGAGTTGATTATGCCAAGCAAAACCAAGAAACAAGCTAAACTTATGGCAGCCTGCGCTCATGGTGCTGGATATACTTCTTGCCCGCCTAAGTCTGTGGCTAAAGAGTTCAACAAGGCAGACGTAGAAACAGGGATTATGCGAGACAAGCGAAAGATTACCGGAAAGGGATACCATAAAGGTAAAATGTGATGGCCGATACTATTCCAGTTCAAACAAGAGAGGTTGATTTTGCATCGTTGGTGCGCAAAGTCGAGCCAAACCTAAACGAACCGGAGGATTGTTATGAATTTTCAAACGGACGGACATTCGAAGATTCGGGCAGCAATGGCGGCCCTTACGCATCCTGATTACGATCAGTTGCCGGAAGCTGTGAAGATGGTACACACTCCGGCAGGTTATGCTTGGCTTGGTAACGAAGAAAGAGCTAGGGCGATTGAACGTGAAACCATGCCAGATATGGATGTGACAGAATGAACCTGATTCATGTTTCGTATGCAGAGCTTGTTTCGTTCTTTAAAGCAAACCCCGCTATCTGGTACACAATCCAACAAATGATGAAGGAATAAGATGATAAAAGTAACCGCAGAAGATATTAACGATCTTAAACATAAATTAGGCATAAAGGACAAAGTGTTCAACATTTCCATCAAATGGAAAGCATCTGACTTTGGCAGAAAATCAGAAAATGGTTGCATAGTAGATGCAACAAATACAATTGGAGGCGGAGAAGTGCCAAAAGAATTTAAATCGAACGATGATGCTTTAGAGTATATTAAATTGATGTTTAAAGACAGAAATGATTATATAGATGCAGGTGAAGAGTAATGTTGACAATAGCTGACACTGAACACCTGCAAGATATGTCTATGGCAAAGGACATAGCAGAAACTCTATTTGAAAAGTATCCTGGTTATCTATGGGCTGTCAATGTAACTAGCGGGGTTGCAGTGATTAAATGCCTTAACGTTAGCATGAACTATGGATTTGTTCTTCATTATGACGCGATTAAGGATGACGCTGGATTCCGCAAGAAAGAGGTAATTCGCGCTGGAGGAGAAATCCTAGAGAGGGCCAAACTTCATAGGGGTGAGCGCAAATCAGGTAGTAAAGCGCAAACTGTTGATGGTATTGAAAATTACAACCCAATAGCTATGCGATAGTGTTATACTACATTGCGCGTCGAGATGACGCCCTAATCCCGCAGCAGGACTTATATGGCAAAAGACTGGTTACAGTTAGCTAAGAACGCATACTTGAGTTCCACGACATACGTGGATTCAAACTATCGCAAGAAGTGGGACGATGCAATACGCATGTTCCAGTCTCGCCACCCTTCTGACTCCAAGTACAACACAGATTCATATAAGCACAGGTCTAAGATATTCCGGCCTAAGACCCGTTCGCTAGTCCGTAAGCATGAAGCGGCTATTGCCACGGCTGTATTCTCTAATCTCGATGTAATCTCTACAGAACCTCTAAATCAGAACGATCAGAATCAAGCGGCCTCTGCTGCTTTGATGAAAGAAATTCTACAATATCGTCTTACAAAAACTATCCCCTGGTTCCAACTTGTATGTGGGGCTATGCAGGATGCAATGACGGTAGGTGTGGTTTGCTCTTATCAGTATTGGAAGTACAAAGAGATTAAGACCAAAGAACTGCGCGAAGCTGGTATTGACCCGATGACGGGTGAGACTGTCTATCAAGAGATTGATGTAACGAAGCCGATTGAAGATGAGCCTTGCATTGAGTTGCTTCCTATCGAGAATGTCCGATTTGACCCAGGCGCTGATTGGGTAAACCCAGCAAAATCTAGCCCTTACCTTATCCGTATGATTCCAATGTACGTTGTCGATTTGAAGTCGATGATGGACGTTGATGGTAGAGACGGGAAGAAGTGGAAGAAATACGATGATGGGCAAATCCGTTCGGCTACTAGGCAAGAGAATGACCAAACAAAGCAGACTCGTGAGCAAAATAGACAGTCTAGCTCTGATACGGGAAATGCTCCGATAACAGACTTCGAAATCGTATGGGTGCATGAGAACTTCTTCCGCATTGATGGCGAAGAGGTTGTCTATTTCACGTTAGGCACGGAATACATGCTTACCGACCCCGTGCCGTTGAAAGAGGCATATTTCCACGGTGAAAGACCTATTGTGATTGGTTCGTGTGTTATCGAGACCCACAAGGTAATGCCTGATAGTCCTGTTTCATTCTCTGAGCAGCTACAACGAGAAGCTAACGAGATTGCTAACCAAAGGCTTGATAACGTCAAGCTAGTCCTGAACAAGCGATATATCGTAAAGCGTGGCTCGCAGGTTGACCTTAAGAGTCTCGTTCGTAACGTTCCTGGCTCTATCACGTTGGCTAACGAACCTTCTGGTGACGTTCAAGAGATTAACTTCCCAGATGTTACGGGTTCTAGTTATGCAGAACAGGACAGGCTGAACGTAGATTATGACGAACTAACAGGCAACTTCTCCCAAGGTTCGGTAATGACCAATAGGAAGATGGGAGAGACTGTAGGAGGGATGGGAATGGTTAGCGCAGCGGCTAATCAGATCACAGAGTACACAATCCGTACGTTTGTAGAGACTTGGATGGAGCGAGTAATACGCCAGTTGGTTAAGCTTGAACAGAAGTACGAGACTGACCAAGTGGTTTTAGCTATCGCGGCTGATAAGGCACAGTTGGTTCAACGGTTTGGCATTAACCAAGTAAACGACGAATTGCTTAACCAAGAGTTGACATTGAATATCAACGTAGGCATGGGTGCGACTGACCCAGTTATCAAGCTTCAGAAGTTTATTGGAGCTTTGACTGCTTATGGGAATGTGTCATCTATGCAGGTTCAAAACCTAAACCACGAAGAGATTGGCAAGGAGATATTCGGCCTTGCTGGGTATCGTGATGGGGCTAGGTTTGTAACAACTCAAGAAGGCGCATCCCCAGAACTTCAAATGGCAGAGCAAAAAATTCAAGAGATGGGACAACAAATGCAACAAATGGGACAACAGCTTCAAATGGCACAGATGGAAAAAGCTAACCGTGAGGCCGATGTAATCATGAATGCCCGTAAAGCTGCTGTAGAAGAGTACAGAGCCGAGACGGAAAGATTTAAGGATGTACTGCCAAACATGAACGAACAGGCGGTACAGGCTATCGTAATGCAGACTATCAAAGATATGCAGACACAAGGACAAGGCGCGGCATGAACGAACTATTTGCAGAGGCAATCCTTGGTAGGGATGCGGAAGACTTTATCCAGAGCGATATAGGCCAATATCTAATCGGATGCGCAGAACAAGAAGCACAAGAAGCGATGGAAAAACTTAAGCATGTGTTCCCGTGGCGTAGAAGGAAGATAGTAGAGCTGCAGAACAGGATTTGGAGGGCAGAGTCTATCCAATCTTGGCTGGCAGAGATTGTAATTAAAGGAAAACAAGCAACACAACAACTTGAAGGGGATGAATAATGACTGAAACCGCCATCCAAAAGGACGTGGAAACCGGAGAAGTTAATGAAGAAAAAACACTATCTCCTCGTGAAGAGATGATGGCAATGATCGCTGAGAAGGCGAAAAAAGAGCGAGACGACGAACTTGCCGATGCAGGCCACGAAATAGTTGATACGACTAAAGCGCCTAAAGAAGAACAAGAAGAAGAGGAAGTCACCGAGTCTGAGATTAAAAAAGAGGAAGAGGTTAGGGAAGAAAAAGAAGACCTCGTAGAAATCAAGGTAGACGGTGAAATCCGCAAAGTAGAAAAGGATAAGATTCTCGATGCTGGTATCAGGGCATTGCAGAAAGAGTCAACCGCAGATAAACGGCTAGAGGAAGCTACTCGCCTACTGCGTCAAGTTGATGAGAGATTGCAACAAGCGAAGACGGTAGAGACTCCATCCCAAAAGGAAGAAAAATGGGACGATTCGACTATTGCCTATGCGCTTGAGCATGGTGACGAAGAACAACGTAAATATGCAATTAAACAGTTGAGGGTGCGCGATGAAGCTACGCCTATTGAGACTGTGGAAAAACGTATTTTGGATACGATGGATTTCAAAGAAGCTTCGTCTTGGTTCCAAAATGAATACAGCGATATTGTGAAAGACCCCTACCTATTCGATTTGGCAGCATTTTCCGAAGATAAAGCACGCGCAAACGGTGATACACGTTCACGCAAAGAGCTTTATAAAGAAATCGGAGATAACTTGCGCAAATGGAAAGGCGGAGTAGTTCAAACGCAGACTATGGAACAGAAGCAAGAAAAGAAATCCGAAAAGGTAGTTAGTCTGGCGACTGCATCTATTAAGAAAGCAGCGCCACAAGAGAAACCGCCCAAGACGACTCAGGACGTAATCGAAGAGATGCGCAAGCGTCGAGGGCAAGCATAAGGAGTAATAAACATGGCTGGTCAAATCTGGGCCACTAACTCGCTGGGTGGCTATATGTACAGCGACAACTTGTCGGAAGAACTGCGCATGGCGGTTCAGCCGATGACTAAGTTTCGTCAATTCTGCGATGTCAAGGACGCTGCATTCCAAGGCAAGAAGAAGGGCGATGTTTTCCATTGGGACGTATATCAGGACGTTGCAACTGCGGCTGCTTCTACGCTGACAGAAACCAACACTATGCCGGAAACCAACTTCACAATCGTTCAAGGAACTCTGACGATTCAAGAGGCTGGCAACTCTGTTCCTTATTCTGGCAAGTTGGATGATTTGTCTTACCATCCGGTAAAGACTATCGTAAATTCCGTACTGAAGAACGATGCTACTAAGTGGTTCGATGCTGCTGCTGCAACGCAGTTCAACTCCACCCCGCTGCGCGTAGTTCCGACCGGAGGCACTTCCACTTCGGCAGTTACGCTGACCACGAACGGAACTGCGACTCTGACTAACGCAGTAGCTTTCAACAAGCAACACGCGAAGGCAATCGTGGACACCATGAAAGAGCGCAACATCCCTGCTTATCAAGGGGATGATTACTTTGCTCTGGCATGGCCTACCACTTACCGTACTCTGAAGAACGACCTTGAGTCTATTCACCAGTATACGGAACGTGGCTTCGGCATGATTATGAACGGTGAAATTGGCCGTTATGAGAATGTCCGCTATGTCGAGCAGACCAACATCCCGAAGGGTGGCGCAGCGAACAGCACTATCTATAACATGTTCTCTCGCACTGCTGACGCATGGGATAACGCTGCTACTGGATCCGACTGGATTTACTTCTTTGGTGCGGATACTGTGGCAGAGGCTATCGCAGTTCCTGAAGAAATGCGCGGTAAGATTCCTACCGATTACGGTCGAAGCAAGGGTGTGGCTTGGTATTATTTAGGCGGCTTTGGTATAGTTCATCCCGCCTCAGATGCCACCAATGCTCGCGTGGTCAAATGGGATTCGGCTGCTTGATGTAAACAATAACGGCGGTTCGGGCCTTCTCCCGCTGCCAAATAATTCTCTAGTTGAGAGGCGACTAGGGTAAAGGAAATAACATGGCTACAAAATCTATGTCTTACGACCATCCGACGTATGTTACCCGTCAGGCCGCTGTTTTGGGTCTTCCTGCGACTGCTGCATCTACTTCTGTCCAGAAGTTCGTTGCTTTTACAGCTATGAAGATCAAGAGCATTCAAGGTGCGGTGAATATCGCAGGCACTGCAACGGCTGCCGGTTACGATATCTATAACGGCACCACATCTGTAGGCGCATTTACTGCTGGCACTTCTGCTGCTGGCTCTGTGCTTACAGCGATTGCTTCTGATATCACTCTGGCATCTGGTGGTTTCTTGGATGTTCAAACCAAGGCTGCTTCTGCTACTCTTGCTGCTTCGTTGTTGCTTGAGTACGAAATCATTCCTGGCGCATCTGTAACTGCCTAACTAAACAGGGGGAGGAAACTCCCCCTTTAACTATGATAACTTTCGCAATCCCAACATGGAACCGCGCAGATAAATTGCGCATTTGTCTAGATTCGATGATTGAACAAATCAAAGAGGTAGACGATAAAGTATTGATATGCATTTACAACAATGTATCCACAGACAACACTGAAGAAGTGTTGAAGGAATTCAAAGAAAAATATCCAGATATTGTTAATTACAAATCTGGTGAAGAACATTTACCATTCGCAGGAAGCTTTAAAAACGCTTTCATGATGCCGGAAACTGAATACACATGGATGTTCGGGGATGACGATATTCTCTCTCCAAACGGGCTTATAATCGTTCTGGATGTGCTTAAACGAAAGAATATTGACTTCGTTCATGGGGCTGAGGCTTCTAGAGTGGCGAATGAACAAAGGTCGTTCTACGCTACTACGAAAAACTTGTGTTATGGATTCGGATTTATTGATGTAACCGGATTTATCTCTGGGAACATCGTAAAGACTAAACCGTATCAAAATGTTCTGAACAGCAAAGACATGAACTTGTATAACAAATCATCATTCCCGCAGTCTCTATCTATCCTTGATGCGTTCGCTGATAGTCCTGCTGCATTGATTAACGCGCCGATTGTTGATAATCAGAACAGGTCTCAGACAGAAGAATCTTGCGCCCGCTGGCAGGCTGAAAACATCCAGCTTAACTATGCGATGGTATCGAGTGGGATTGAAAAACTAATCTCTAAGGGTAAGGTGGATAAAGAGTTGCCGAATGACTTCTTTCGTTATTTGACAGGGAATATGTTTGGGAAAACTATGTATAATTTCTATGCTCACATGCAAACAACAAATGATTATGTTGGCGAAGAGTATTGGAAAGAAGTGGTAAAAATGGCGTCTTTCTTGAAGCTTGAAGACAAAGAAAAGATGCTTGTAATAATCAAAGAGTTCAAGAAGTCGTTTAATGCGTATGTTGCACACGTGAAGAAATCCGACAAACTTTTACAACAGCTTCAGATAGATCACGACAAGTCAACAGATACAATCTATCCGTTCTCTTATACTTAGGAGCGAATCATGAAATACAAAGAAAACTCTGGAACAAAACCATATGACCTTGAATATGGGTACTGCGAAACAGGCGCGATTCCTGAGATTGGCGACAACATAATGACCGCTGATGCAAACATGGCAGAAGAAAATCGCATGGAAGCACAGGAACGTAAAATGTATAAAGCGATGGGGATTGTTCAGGACGAGGATGTTGGTGGTTTTCTTGAGCGTCGCAATACTGATGACAGGATGTAAATAGATGACTTGGAATCTATCAGACCCGCAAGGCGACGAAGCTGCAAAAATCCGTTGGGAGCTTGTTGAGTACACTAACGGACGAGGCTTAGACCTTGGCTGCGGACAATTCAAAGCATTCCCTCATTTTATCGGAGTCGATAATGGACACCATTGGGGGATGAAAGGTGTAGACGTTCATGTAGACACATGTGAGAACTTGAGTTTGTTCGCTACTGATTCGATGGACTTTATATTCTCTTCGCATCTTCTTGAACACATCGTTGATACCAAAAAAGCCCTTGCAGAGTGGTATCGAGTAATCAAACCTAATGGTTATCTGTGTCTATATCTCCCTCACAAAGAACTCTATCCTAATGTAGGACAAGAAGGCGCAAACCCAGACCACAAGCATGATTTTCTGCCAGCAGATATTGAAGAGTTGATGTATGAAATCGGAGGATGGGATTTGGTAAGGAATGAGACTCGCTCGCAAGGGCGAGAGTACAGTTTCTTTCAGGTCTATAAGAAACTTGAAGGGTCTGAACACAAATGGACACATAAAGACCCACAACCAGAAAAAACTGCCGCTGTGATTCGTTATGGTGCTTTTGGCGACCTTATTCAAGCATCTTCTGTATTTGCTGAACTGAAGAAACAAGGTTATCACGTAACGCTTTATACCGTTGGTTCAGGGTATGAGATTGCCAAAAATGACCCAAATGTAGATAAGTTTATCATTCAAGGTAAAGACCAAGTTCCTAACCAAGCACTACCGGCATTCTGGGAAGAAATCAGCAAGAAGTACGATAAGTTCGTCAATCTTTCAGAATCAGTAGAGGGTGCGTTGCTTGCGCTTCCAAGTCGGACTAATCACGCATGGAACAAACAAGTTCGCCATAAAATGTTGAACGTGAACTACAATGAATTCGCGCATGATTTGGCAGGACTTCCGCATAACTTCAAGCAAAAATTCTACGCAACAGACGAAGAGAAGATTTGGGCGCAGAAAGAGCTAAAGAAGATTGGTGGAAGGGTTGTAATGTGGTCTTTGTCTGGGTCTTCAGTGCATAAGACTTGGCCTTATCTAGACCAAGTAATAGCGCGCCTGATGCTTGAATACGATGATGTAAAAGTTGTTCTCTGCGGTGATGAATTGTGCAAATTGCTTGAAATGGGATGGCAGAAAGAACCTAGAGTAATCTGCAAATCTGGAGAGTGGTCTATCAGGGAATCTCTATCTTTCGCTCCTCTTGCTGACGTAATAGTAGGCCCAGAGACAGGTTTACTCAACGCGGTAGGTTACGAAGAAGTGAACAAAGTAATAATGCTTTCTCACTCTTCCTCCGAGAATCTGACAAAGCACTGGAAGAACACTCAAGCATTGGAGCCTAAAACTTCGTGCTATCCGTGCCATATTATGCACTACAATTTCGACCACTGCGTTAGGGATGAATATACTGGATGCGCAAAATGTCAATCAGATATAAGCGCAGAAGAAGTTTACGAAGCAATCAAAAAGGCATTGGGATAAATCATGGCAACTTCTGGGTCGTTCGATTATTCAGTAACAGCAAGCACCATTATCCAAGAGACATTGGAGCAGATTGGTGTTCTTGCTGACGGGGAAACTGTAAACGCGAACGATCAGTCTATTTGTCTGCGAAGTCTTAACATGATGGTCAAGCAATGGTCTGGAAACTTCGACTTTGCGCCTGGACTCAAAGCATTCTCTAGAAAAGTAGGATATGTATTCCTGCAAAAGAATCAGGGTTCGTATTCTTTAGGGCCGACTGGAGACAATGCCAGTTTGACGTATGTTTCAACCACAATGCGTATTGCCGCTATCAGCACAGCAACAACTCTGGAAGTTACATCAACTACAGGAATGACTGCTGCGGATAAGATAGGAATCGAGCTAGATTCAGGCTCTATCTACTGGACAACTATATCGAGTGTAACTGATGGGGACACTCTTGTTATTCCTGCTCCAGGTCTTTCTGGAGCTTCTGCTATCGGTAAAAGGATTTTTACCTACACCACTAAGCTTATTCGCCCTTTGTATATCGAGCAAGCATCTGTTAGAGACGTAAACGGCAACGATACAGAACTTGGAACGATGACTCCAGCTTATTACGAGCGGATTGGAT